ATGTTTTTTTATTAGCCATAATATTTAAATACAATTCAACGTTAGTTTGTGTTATTATAAAACCAATAAGCAAAAAATCCACCCCGTAGGGTGGATTTTTTACATAAGGTCATGGTTATTAAACCAAATGGTATAATTATGCTCTGTCTACTATCAAGCCAAAGACGGCGCGGTTGTCGAGGATCATACGTCCTTCTTCCATCGATCCGTAGAAGCCAATCTTTTGCTGTCTAACGCTATATTGATCGTCAGGAAGGAGCGTAAACTGAGACCCTGTGTCGCCATCAAGAGCAACTGCTCTCATTAACGATTCTCTGGATCTGTCTAGCCCAACAGCTACTTCGTCCGTTGCGGTAATGGCAGCGCCACTTTCATCTACTCCACCAAGGGCGATATAGATGTTATTGAACTTCTGGCCAATACCAAACTCATTAGCTTCCATAATGGAAATGCCAAAGAATTCGGGCAATCCAGCACTATTATAAACTGAATTTCTCAATTCGGTTGTACCAGCGATTACACCACTATTAGCGTCAGCAGGAGGACCTGTGCCCGACGAATCTCTAGTGTTAACTGGATTGTAAGCCATTTCTCTTAGGTTCTGAACGACCTCTGGGGAGCAAAGCAAATCAGTAATGCCTCTGCCCGTTTCCATTCCAGTGCCGCCAGCCCAAGAAGTATTGATTCTTTTGGCTCTGGTTAGAAGACGATTGAAATCATCTAACTTAACAGTTCCAGGGGTTCCAGCGTCAATGACGTGGCGAATGGTGCTTCCGCTATAATCTGTACTTGTAGCATCCTTGAGGGTGCCAAGTAAGATATTCGCAGAAGTCCTTTGTTGCTTTAAGAGAATTTCCTGAGCAACTCTAGTGAAAGTCTTGCTTACAACATCTAGTCTAGATTTTGCAGCATACTTTTTCAAGAATTCAACTGCGCTGTCTAGCGTATATGTGGTAAACTTTAGTTCACTATGAGTCGGAGCTACAGCACTCGTTGGCATGCCACCAGCGATAGAAGTGCTATATACTTGGATATAATCCTCGTCCGTAATATCATAATATAAATCTAAAGGAATACTTGGGTTATCATCTGCATCAAACTCAAAAGTAGTAAATAAATTACTAATCACGGGAGCTTGCTGTACGACTTCGTCCAGTACTGGGCCAATAAATTCAGCGAGAGCAGCTTGAGCTTCATAAGAAACCTCGCGGTTTTTCGAAGCCATAGCCTTAACTAACTCAACTTGTTCTTCTGTTCTTTTTAAACTAATATTCATTTTTAAATTTCCTTGCTATATATTAAAGGTTAATTTTAACGACATAATAGTTTCCAGTAGACCCTGCAGCGCCTGCAAATTGATCTGCAGTGCCAATAGCGGTCCTAGAACCAGAAGCCAAACAAGACCCTACGATTGTGGTCGAGCCATCATTCGCGTCTCCGTGTGAAGCGCCTGTCACCTTACCTGCATTTGCAGATAATGCAACTGGAGAACCAGGAGTTAAGTCTCCGTCTACCGCAGAGTTAGCAAGAGTGAAAACGCCTTTAGTTGCAACGGGAACTGCTTCTCCCGAAAGAACTGCTTGCATTTCATCCTTCTTTACTGGATAATACAGGAGTTTTTCTCCATTTTCGTCGTAATTTGCTGTTTGATACATGGTCATTCCCAAGCAATCATTCCCGCCAGAAGCAGGTTGGATTTTTAAAGGAACGACTGGATACTGATCCCTGCCAATATGAGGATAATCTGTCTTACCGAGGTAAGAATTATCTACATACTCAACTGGGCCTGCGTTTAAGTCGGCAGAGGTGACTTTAACGAAAACTCCCGCATCATTATCGCCATTTGCAGAAGGATTGTCGAGGGAGGCCCCGTCGTCCAGCTGTAAAGCGTATAAGTTTACGACATCTTTTTCGTCATACTGCCTAAATGGTAATATTCTTAGTGCCATGATTGATTAATATTTAATGGTTATGTTTTCTTTATGAAATGCTTGTTTAAATTTATCTCTGAGAGAAGTTTCTGATTCAGAAGATTCTGCATTATTATTCAATGCAATTTCTTCAGTCTTGGCTTCAGCGTTTTCTAAAGCTTCTTCAGAAACCTCTTCGGATTCTTCGGTAGCCTCTGTAGCCTCGTCCACTTCAGTAGCTTCAACAGTTTCCTGTGCGTCTTCTGCGGTTTCGGAAGCTCTTGCTTGAGCTAAAGATTCAATCCGTTTTTGGACTTCTTCTTCAATCTTCTGATTAAGCTCTTCTTCTCTCTTTGCGATGACCTCTTTATTCTTATCTTTCCAAACTATAGATAGTTTTTCTTGATAAGTGGCGAAGGTCTCCTCGGTTTCGTCAAGATCTTTAATTTCTTGAGCTACAATTTTAGAATCGTCTTCAGATAATTGGTAAGATTCATTAATCGAATCCATTCTGAGATCGAAACGAGCCGCAGCCTCTTGCGCTTCTTGAGTAGCTTTAATTTCTTTAAGCTGTTCAGTTGCACTTTCTAATTCTTGCTTTAACAGGCCCACTTCTTCAGAAGCTTTCACTGCTTTGTCTTCGAATTCGGCTTTAGCGCTTTCCAACTCTTCATTAAGAGTGGTTAGCTGATCTTTTTCTACCAGAAATTCCTGATTTTTTTCTAAGATTGCGTCATTTACTATTTTAGTAACTGTCGCTACTGCTTCATCAGAAAACTTTTTATTTGAGATTTGATCTCCCAAAAAGCCTTCTAATTGTTCGAGTATTGAATTGTTCGGTTCCATAATTTTATCTCCTTTTATGTCTATTACATTTTTAGTTTTATTTTGTGAAATATTATTTGCATCATCCTCATATTCTTCTTGAGTTTCTAGAGGATAATAATTTTGCTCAACAGCTACACCTTTAACATCTGCTGCTGGATTTGAAGTAAAGCCTATTCCTAAGGGAAAAATTTCTCCAGTTATTAAGCGATAAACATTTTCTCCATTTTCGCTTTGTCCGCTTCCTCCATTCGCTTTTAAATACTTACTTAAATCTTCCACCTCTTCTGGATTATCAATAATCCTCAAATCCCCTAAATCATTTCCACTTCCCATCGCTATAGAATACTCGTTGAATCCTATCTCCCAACTTGTAGAAATTTTTTGATAAAATGGATCTTCGGGATCTCCAGCCATTTCTAGCAATTCAACGAAATCTGGATTCACAGCTCTATATACTACAGCAGACAAAGCTATATTAAACGGCCCATTCATTTCTCGGACCTCTTGATTAGTCAATAGGTTGTTGTTATTGTAACTAGAAAAAGAAGAGGAAACTATATGTCCAACAATATTTTGCCTGTCATGTTCTATATTTGCTGGCTTGTTAATAAAGTAATCTTTTATTGCAATTGCATTTTCGGCATCTATTCCATCACCATTTTTATTAAACTTGTTTACTACCGCTGCATTAAAAGCCACTCCTAGCAAATCAATATTTTTTTCTAAATCTATTGATTCTGGTATTAATGATTTTAATTTCTCTATAGAAGCGGAGGAAATATTTAACTTTTTATCCAATACTTCGGAGGAAGCCAATATTGGAGATTCAAATATGGTTTTGTATTTATATTTCAAGTTCATGGACATGCATATATGTTATACACTAAAATTACAATTATTTCTCTTTAGTGCTGTGCCATAGAATTGAAGCGGGGTAAAGACTTAAATTATATTCTTCCGCAAGATCTAAAATACTCTTTAATGGCTTTAAGGATTCTATTTCATCAAAATCATCTATACAATCGCCAAGCTTGGATTCCCAATTCTCTTTTTCTAAAGAAGAAGAGATTGATTCACATAATTGATCTATTAAATTCTTTTCTCCTTTATTTAATCGTTTTTTATTTTTTTTAGCTCTAAATAAAGATTCGGCTTTTTTATTTAATGACTCTAGAGCATAAACCGTATTTTGAATTTTTTTTCTACTTACGTTAGCCATTCCGTCTTGCGGAATCCCTTTTGTCCCAGAAGGTCTTCCTGGCTGTCCATTAACTTTTGGAGCTGCAGGTGTAGATTTTTTCTCTTCGCCTTCATCTTCTAATTCTTGTAGAATAGGAGCAGATCCACCGACTAAAGGAGTGAATAACCCCTCCTGCCTATTTTTTAAATACTCTTTTTGTCCAGGGATCATATCATTGGCATCTGGATAAATTCCAGTTTTTATCGCCTCAATACCTTGCTCTGGAGTCAATATCCCCAGCTCCATTAATCTAGTAATAACTCTTTGAAGTTGAGCCTCATCCTTTAAGCTAACTTCTTCAAATTTAGCTATTGGGTACTTTCTGAAGCCTAAATTTTTACAAATTAATTTTATTTGAGGCTGTAAGAAATCTGCTAAAAACGCTTCTCTAGACTCCCTCAACCTTTCTAGGAAAATTTTGGCTTTGATTTCAGTATTGCTATATTTGTCATTCCCAACAATTATATTTTGTAATCCTTCTCGGATATCTTCGTTTACAATTCTATACTTATCTGGACCTATAATTTTTTCTATATCGGGCAAAACAAATTCTGCTTTTGTCGTATGATCTGAAACCAACACTCGGCCCACACTTTCGTTTTGAAACAAACTCTGCATGGCCTTTAGGTTTTGAGGATTAATGCCCCCTTTATCAGGAGGAGCGCCCATTGTTATTAATAATATTACATTTTCTATAGTTCTAGAGACCGCTTGGTCAATTTTTTTTAATTCAATTTTCCAATTTATATCATCTAAAACGGGGTAACCAAAAGGAATAGCAAAAGGTTCGTAGTCCTGTTTTTTGTAAAAAGAATATATTAAACGAGAAGGATCCAAAAATACTTTTATCCCATCATCATTATAAGTTCCATCTTTGATGTTCTTTTTTACTGCCGCTGGTAATGAATTTAATATTTCCTTATCATATTCGGTCTGTGGGCTTGAAAGTCTTTCTATATCATATTGACTCAATACTTTCGTATAAACCGCTTGGCTTCCATCCGCTTTAAAAGTCATCGAATTATCAGCGGTGATATCATAAGGATTTAACAAAATATATTTTAAAGGAATCATTCCTGGCTTAATGCCTACTTCAGCATAAACCCTACTCATTTTTAAATAATCTTCTGTTTTGAATTTTCCATCTACCCTAAAGAAAAATACATTTCCAGATCTATAATACTCTCTAAAATATTGAGATTTTAAATTTACAATATTTATTTGCTCCATCCATTTATAAATAAAATCTCTTACTTTTTTATTTCCACCAATCAATTTGATGTCTGAATTACTCAACTCAGACATTATGTCTATGGAATTCCTAAATACCGCAACATTTGCATACGCCTTTTGACACAGCTCTATTGCCGCCCTAACGTCTACGCCATCTGCGGAATACTCAAATGGAAGCATTCCTTGCTCTATATTAGCGAGCCTATAGTTTTTTGTTTTAAAATAAACTCCATTTCTTCTGCTAAAGTTTGAAGAGTTTGGATTATCTCTAACAGACCTATTGTAAGATGCTGTTGCATAATAATTTTCTCCAGCAAAAATAGGATCTGGGGCTTCTGGAGCGTTGCCTTTAGCGTCTAGAATTTCATTCAAATTATCATTTAACGGCTTATTCCCAGAATCTTCGGCTGAATTAAACTTATTCCAGTACTTTGATTTCTTAATGTATTGTCTTTTTTTTGAAGGCATCGTTTTGATTTGTTTTCAATAGTTACACTAAAGTTACTTTTAAAAGTCGAAAGTAAACTTTTAAGCAATAAATGTGGGAGTAAAGGTGGAAGAGTAACTGCTGGCATTTTCTACATTCATCATATCATAATAAAGTTTTATCATCCAATTTCCAAGAACTAATGCAGAATAAGAGTCTTTTCTCGCTTTATCTGGTCCAGATTGCCTTCTTAAATTTGGCGGTAAATCAAAAGTTTGTGTGCCTTGCGGCGAAGTTCTTATTTGAATTAAGGCGCATTGATTTTTAACTAAATTAATCATATCGTATTGATGCTCAACAAAATCAATCATCTTTGCAGGGTTACTCTGCTTATTCTCGGAATCAGCTGTTCTTAGAAACTTTAATTTACTTATGGGAATTTTTTTATTCCTCTGCAGGTGATACTGGTCGTTAATAGCTCTGCTCGCAAACCATATCTTTTTATGATCGAAATTTGCCTGCAGCAATTCATTAGCTCTTCTTATCCAACCTGAAGTTGGTTTTTGCAAATGACAGAAAACCCTCTGCGATAAAGAATACTCTGATTTAGCAATTCTAAGATTTTCTTGATATTTTTCTAAACTATCAAAATCCGCAGAGAAACATTGTATATTAATTTTTTCCCTCTTAAACCTTTCGCTTTCGTTCACTGCATTTATAAACTGCACTCCTCCATTATAGTCTCCTACTATTGATACAATATTGAAATTAGTTAATAAATAGTGAAAATAATTTATATGCTCTTTTAGATTTGTTCCAGATAAAGCATAGCTATGCACTAAAACTCCTTGTTTTGTTTTGTCGTTCAGCTTAAATATCTGCATTGCAAAATCGTCTGAACTTTCGCTTTCTGCCCAACTAGGGTCGAATGATAAAATATATTTTTCACCTGAATCCAGCCCCTTGACTTCTACAGAAGGCTCTTCACCGTCTTCTATAGTGCATACAGCCATTCTAGAGGTTTTAAAATATCCGCTACTATCATCAGTAAACAAAGCGCCAAATTCCCTGTCAAATTGACTTTGGCTCATCGAAGATTTTGCTTGGTCTAATAAATTTTGATCATATAATTGCTTGGGGGCGCAATCATAAGCGAATTGCATCACAACTCTCTTTGCATTAGAGTTGATGTCCTTTGACGGATTTAATATTAAATTTTCGAAATCCTGATACGCTTTATATAAATATTC